GCCGGCGAATTCGAGCATATGAGCTCTCTCAATCAGCGACTCGCAGGGCAAGCTTTAGGCCTTGATGACTCAACCGTGCGGCTTCTGATGCGCGGCCGTGATGAAGTCGAAAAGCAGCTGGACTCGCGCGGAAAGCTCGCGGTGATGACCCAGAAGCAGGTAGAGGATTCGGCTCGCTTAACAAAAGCAACCAGTGAGCTTGATCAAGTTTTCACTGATATAGGCAACACCATTGCCGGCGAGCTTGCTCCCGCCTTGGCTGATATGGCCGAAGACTTGGTTGCGTTTTATCGAAACAACAAGCAGTTGGTCGACTCTGGCCTCAAGGAGTTTTTCGGCGGCCTGGCAAATAACATCGAGCTTGCTGCGGTGGCCATGGCGCTTATGGGTGGTGGAGCTGCGCTTAAAGGACTTGCGGCGCTTAGGGCTCTTATCGGGCTTGGCGGTGCTGGGGCTGGCGCTGCGGGAGCTGCGGCAGTAGGCGGCGCCTCAATGCTTGCTGTTGCTGGCGGAAGCGCTGCGGCGATCATGTATTCCAGCAGCCTTAACACCGGTGAGGATACCGAACTTTTGAATAACCGCCTCAAGAAAGGCGGTGGAGAGGCTATAGGCGCGGTTGTCGATTACTTCACCTCAAAGGGCTGGAGCAAAGAGCAGGCCGAAGGGATTGCGGCAAACCTGGAGGCGGAAAGCGGATTTATGGCTGACGCATCTGGTGACGGCGGGAAAGCATACGGCCTCGCTCAGTGGCATCCAGACCGGCAGGCTGAGTTCACCAAGCAGTACGGTAAAGATATTCGCAAGTCCACCGGGGCTGAGCAGCTTGACTTCATAAACCACGAGCTGACCAGAGGTAACGAGAAGTCCGCAGGCAACAAGCTGCGAACCGCTACCAGCTCTTACGACGCCGCTTCAATTGTCTCGCGCGAATACGAACGGCCTGCTGATGCTGCTGGTGAGGCTGCGCGGCGCGGAACAAGCGCTGCCGGCTACCAAGACAACCGCGTTTACCATATCAGCGGAGCCGATACAGGGATGGTCAAGCAGGTGCTCAACGAACAGATGGGCAAAATGACCGAGCAAACAGCGCAGGATTTCAAGAGCCCTGAACTATGAGCCTGATGAGTATCTTTAGTAAGACGCTGCCTAAAATTGGCACTCTTGAATTTGACGCCAAGCTTGAAGGGATTACCAGCAAGTCAATTACGTTGACCCAGTACCCAGTGGAGTTTGGCGCGAACACCAACGATCACGCCATTCTCATGCCAAACCGGTATCTGCTAACCGGCGCCGTTTCGAATAGCCCTCTAGGCCTTGGCCTGGATGACATCGGCATGATGGGCGCCGGCGCACTTGCAACTGCAGTTGGTGGTGTTGGTGGCGCAGCGATAAGCGCCGTCTCGGCTTACCTTCTGTCCGGCGGGGACGAGACTCGCGCCTCCACAGCATGGGCCTCACTGACGGCGCTGATGGAGGCGCGCGGCAGATTCGACTTGGACACGGGGAAGGAGATCATGCGAGACATGCTGATCATCCGCCTCGACGAGCGAACCCGGCCCGATAACGAAGACGGCCTTGTGTTTATCGCTGAGCTTCAGCAGGTGAGGATCGTTAAATTCAAGATCGGTCGAGGTGTCTCTTCTGCTTGGCAGTTGCTGGAGAGCGACCCCGTATCCACGCAAGCAGCCCCGATGATCAATACAGGCTCCGCTGCAGTTGAGGTAATCAAATGAGTCGATATAGCGTTTCCCTTCAGGCGCTACCGGCTCAGACGCTGACAGCTCGACTTGGAAAAAACTCTCTCACAATCGAAATTCAGTGGATGGTTAGGCCTGGCCTATTCCGCGTAAACATCCTCACCGCACTTGGGGTTGCACTCACAAGTGGTCGATTCCTTCTGCCGAATGTTGACATCCTGGCAGGTGTCTACCCGCCACCCTCGATAAGTTACGGCACGCTTAGCCTACAGGGTGATCTTGCTACCCCGGCAAACCTGGGCATCGACAATATTCTGGTGTGGTCAGATGAATGACGAAATTTTTCTGCGCAACTACCGATTAAAAATCGGGAGAGGTACGGGCTCAAAAGTCTACGAAATGATGCCCAACCAAGATAACCCGTCTGGCAATGGGCTGCGGATTACGTTCCAGGTAACCCACTTCGCCGGCGGCGCATTTAGCGTGGCCGAAATCACCATCTACAACGTATCAGGGTATTCCTCGCGGCAGATGCTTGGTGAAGGATCGGTCGACAAATATGAGTTCATATCGCTTGAGGCCGGATATGACGGCGTGTTTGGTTCTATTTTCGTGGGGCAGATCACCAACCCTCAGGTGCATCTTGAGGATTTCGGAACCACAAGAGGTATTCGTTTCTTTTGCAAGTCGCTTGCGAAAGAACGGGATCAAAACGTAATAAATATCACGCTCTCGCCAGAAACTGACCCGGTTCAAATCATTGAAGAATGCGCCCTGATCTTTGATGCTGAAATTCAGTTCTACGGCGACTTCTCGCAGCTCAAGCGACGGTCGCGCGGAACGGTGTTGCAGGGAAGCCCGAGCGCTTGCATGAACGAGCTCGCCGAGGCGTTCCAGTTTGATTGGATGGTTGAGAATGGGGCAGTAAAAATCATCAAGCGCGACTTCGCCATGCCTGACCAGGTTTATGTGATAAGCGCTGGCACCGGCATGATTGGCTCCCCAGTCGTCAGTGATACCGAGGTAGGCATTCGCTACACGCTGAACCCTAAGATCAAGCTGGGCGACACTATCAAGCTTGAGTCAATGGCGCCCCGCTTTGAGTTCTCTGGGGCGTTCTTTTACGGAATCCCGCGCACCATTGGTGAGGGGTACTACAAGGTCAATTCGCTGGTTTTCGCTGGTGACTCTCATGGTGATCAGTGGGAAAGCCAAATCAGCTGCCTGCGCCTTAACGCAGCGTCTCAGGCCGGCATTTCTGAAAGGGCGACACAATGAGCGATCCGCTTGACTCAAGAATTCAGGTTGAGTACTCAAAAATGCTGCGCGGCATATTCGGCGAGTACCTGAAAGACAACATGCGCACCAGCGTGCCTGGTCACGTGCTGAGCTTTGACCCAGTAAAACAAACAGCTGAAGTCCAGATCGGTCTGATGATTGAGGATCGCCTCGGCACTCAGCAGCCACGCAGGCCCATCATCCATGTCCCTGTTCAGTTCTGGGGCGCGGCCGGCGGCACGCTTGAGTGTCGCGTCGATAGCGGCACCGAGGGTGTGCTCTTCTTCTCCCAAGAATGCATTGATTCTTGGGTTGATCAGGGAGGGGTTGCAGTCAAGTCAGAGCCTCGACGCTTCTCGATAAACGACGCTTATTTCATCCCTGGCGTGCGGTCTCTGCCCGGCGCTATCAGTGATTTTTCCAATGATGGAATTCGCCTGCGAAGCAACGACGGCTCTGCCTATTTTTGGATACACGACAACAAGTCGCTCGAGATAGGTGGCGTGTCTCTCAATGTGAAGTGCCCCGCCAATTTTGAACAGTCTGCCAACTTCGAGCTGGCCGTCACGACCGAAGCAACGATCCACAACCAGGGCGTCAGCATTGGCTTCGAGCACACCCACAATGGCGTGCAATCTGGTAATGGAAACTCTGGAGTGGTCAACCCATGACGGTACGAAAGCTTGACGCAGATGGTGATTTGGCACTCGGCGCCGAACAGTTTTTGACGGGATACACCGCAGAAGAGGTCGCGCAGAACGTCATCACCCGGCTCAAGTTCTTTTTTGGCGAGTGGTTTCTCGACACATCAGACGGTACTGACTGGTTCGGCCGCGTCCTTGGCAAGGGTTCTTCCTATGCATCCCGAGAGTCTGTGATTCGTCGCCGCATTCTTCTGACGCCCGGCTGCGCAGGGATGACGGAGTTCAGCGTCACCACCGACATCAGCACGCGGCAGCTCACCGTTAGCGCATCAATCGTCAGTACTGGCGGTGATAGCGCCGAAATCAATTATGTTCAGGCGATCGTCTAATGGCTCAAATCACCGACCAAGGAATAACCGGACGTTCTCTCAATGAGTACCTGGCCGATATTGAAGAGCGCACGCTAGCGATTGATCCTGAATGGAATATCGATGCTGACAGCCCTGACGGGCAGAGAATCGGTATTGAGGCCGAGATGCTGGCGAATCTTGACGAGGCCTTGATCGCAGCCTATCGCAGCAAGGACCCGGATAGCGCGACCGGCGAAGCGCTGCGCGACATTGGTAAAATATCCGGAATACCGATTCGTGATGCAACGTACTCGGTGGCGCCGATTACTGTCACCGGCCAATCCAGCTCAGTCATTCCCGCTGGCTCTCAGGTTAGAAGCCGGATTGATAACACCTTATGGCTGACAACCGCAGCAATCGTGATTGGCCTCAATCAAACAGCAACTGGGTTTGTGACTTGCTCGACGCCCGGCCGCGTGCTTGCCTCACCAGGTGAGCTTACAAAAATTGGTACGCCGATTGGTGGCTGGTCCTCCGTAACCAATGGTGAGGCCGCCGCCGGGATTCCACAGGAAAGCGACGAAGACTTCCGCATTCGAAGAAACAACGGAGTGTCGCGCGCTGGCAGCAATATGCGCGACAACATGGAAGCCAATATCGCAAGCGTCGATGGCGTTACCGACGTGAAGGTTCTGGAGAACAGTAGTGACTCGCCCTTCGACATCGACGGCGTTCCTTACACTGGGATTGCGGTAATTGTGAACGGCGGATCTGATGCAGACATCGGCCTCGCCATGTATGAAAAACACAACCCCGGCACGCCAATGCTGCCCAGGTACAGCACCAAGACTGACACTTGGGTTGATCAGCCCGGGGCGAGCGGAGTAAAGGTCACCGGTCTTTCTCCATTGACCGGCAACCCGTACACCATGACCTTTCAGCGCGCCACTGGTCTGCCGGTTTTCGTGTCGATAACGATTCAGCGTGAAGGCGATCTCCCGTCGAACATTGATGAGCTGATCAAGGCCGCGATTGTTGCGGACTCGACGCGCAGCCTTTTCAGTGGCGAGACCACCACCGGCTTTAATCGAGGCGGCTATGACATCGGCGAGAAAGCCCCCCCCGGCCGCTTATACACCCCAGTAAACAAGGTGCTTGGCCGGTACGGTGACAGCTATATCACCTCACTAACAATTGGTCGTACCGCGACAACCCAGGGGTTAAACCCAATCCAACCCACCATCTCCCAAATCGTCACCTTCGATCCGGAGAACATCGCGATCACGGTGATTCCATGATCATGGATCACGCGGCACGCGCCAAGTCTCGAATCATTAATGAGTACCGCAACAAACAAAGAATGATTCGGTGGCTAACCATCACGCCAGATATTGCCAACCTTCATCTTGAAGGCCCGACTGATCAGCTTTCCAGAAGTTACGACGTAGACACCGTGACCGGGGAAATGCTCGACATCATCGGCCGAATCGTCGGAGTTGCCCGCCCAATACTGCGTGATGCGGAATTCGATGTATTTGGGTATGCAGGCAATGACAGGTACACGAACTACAACATCGCGCCATACATCGGCGATGGCGAGGGTATTGATGCCCCGCTCAACAATGATCTTTACCGAAAGCTGATCAAGGCGAAAATTGCCAGAAATATCAGCGATGGCACTGCCGACAGCATCATCCAGTTGGTTGAAATCATCATCGGGGAAAAGGTTACTGCCTTGGTGGATAACGGTGACAAGTCGTTCGATATAGGAGTGGCCTCGGCACTGGATAACACCACGCTGTACCTCATCGAGAACTTCGACCTAATACCGCGACCTCAAGGCACTCGCATCAACAAGATATTCGTGCTGCCGGTGAATATCGATGCGATCGAAGCTTCGGCATCGCATATCTACGAGTACGGAAACGTTACCCTTCCTGGAGATTTAGCCTGATGGCAAGACAGCCTTTCAACACGCGCTGGGCTCAGGATGTTGAGTCCGAGAGCAGCTTGAACAGCTTCCAGACGCCAAGCGATATTCGCTTGTCGACTGGATGGGAGGGTGGCCAGGACAAGGACGCACCGCCGGCCGGCCAGGAGAACTGGTGGCACAACCGCGTCGATAGCGCTTTGCAAGGCGTAGAGCGAAACGGCGTCATGTCCTGGCACCCTCAAGCGTTATACGGTCTGGGCGCGCCTTCCTACGGTTCCGACGGCAATTACTACGAAAGTATCGCCAACGCCAACCGCGGTAATAACCCCGTTACGACTATTGGTTTCTGGCGATATTGCGGGCCTTCATTTTTCTCGGGGCATAGTCCCGGCGATCTGAAGATGGTCGCGCACAATAATATCCCCACAACAGGCTGGCTGAAGTGCAATGGCGCGCTCTTGCTGCGATCTTCTTATCAGCTTCTGTTTTCTGTCATCGGCACATCCTTCAACACCGGAAGCGAAACCGCGCTCCAGTTCAGGATTCCTGACGCTCGCGGCGGCTTCGCACGGGGATTTGATGATGGGAGCGGAGTTGATGCTGGTCGTGTTTTCGGCGCGCCTCAATCAGATGCACTCAAGTCTCACACCCTCGACGTAACGGCAGCCTGGACGGATGGTCTGGACAAGCGCGTTTACATGGCGGGCGTCGAGCCTGTATCAAACTCATATGTCGCTTCCCTTAACTTCAATCCTACGCAAGCCGGCAGGGCGAGCGGCTTCTTAAAGGCAAGCGTTACCGGTGAGAGCGAAACAAGGCCAAAAAACTTTACGGTCAACTATTGGATTCGATACTGATGAATAACCAGATTACCAACGACCAGCGGATTGTTTATCAGGCCGACGCCAATGGATTTTATGTCGGAGAGACTACGGCCGACCCGGACCCCCAAAACATTGGTAACTGGCTGATCCCTGCCGGCTGTGTCGAAGTAAAGCCCCCGGTCGCACCTCGCGGGAAAATAGCCCAGTGGGGCGGGTACAAGTGGAAGCTGGTCAGCGTATAGGTGAAATATGGAACGTAAGCGCAAGCGTCACTTCAGCGACAAGATGGAAAAGTTCTGTCTTGCCTACGTCGAGACAGCCAACGCCGCCGAGTCATATCGAATGGCCTACAACACTGAAAACATGGCGACCGCCACCATTGGCCGCGAAGGATATAACACCCTACAGAAGCCTCAGGTGCAGGCCAGGCTTGAAGAATTAAGGAAGCAGGTCATGGAGCGTCACGAAATCACCGTTGACACGCTCCTGGCAGAGCTGGAAGAGGCCAGGAAGGCTGCTCTAGGCGCGGAAACGCCTCAGACATCCGCCGCAGTATCGGCCACCATGGGCAAGGCCAAGCTATTGGGTCTCGACAAGAAAATAGTGGAGCTCACGGGCAAGAATGGCGCGCCTATCGAAACCAGTTCTACGGTCACGGTTGACCAGAAGGCCTTGAACTCTGTGCTGGGCTGCCTATGAGCAAGCTGCTCGACTGGGATGTCATGAGCAGCGCAGAACGACAAGCAGCAAAACTCATCAGCGAGCATTCGCCGCTGTCGTTCATGCGCGTCTTTTTCCAGCTAAACCAGGGTATGAAGATGCTCTGCAACTGGCACCACCGCTACATGGACCATACGGCCCTGCGCGTGCTGTCGGGAGATCTGAAAAACGTAGTTTTCAACATGCCGCCCGGCGGCACCAAGACCGAATTCTGGTCGATCCATGTGCCTTCATATGCCATGACCATGTTCGACCGCACGCGCACGCTCAACGTCTCCTACTCCAAGGCTTTGGTTGAAGAAAACTCGAACCGCATCAAGTCGATCATCACAAGTGATGAATATCAGGATTTGTGGCCGTGCGATCTGGGCAAGGCCGACGTGGCCAATTGGGTCGTAACCGACGAGCGTGGGCGCAATAAGCATCAGATATTCAGCCGATCAACCGGCGGCCAGATCACCGGTGTACGTGGCGGCTATATCTCAGAAGGCTTTACCGGATTCATCAACCTGGATGACCCGGAGAAGGCCGATAGCGCTTTCAGTGCGACTATGCGGGCCAAGGCCCAGCGGATTGTCACAAACACCCTGCGAAGCCGTCGCGCCTCCCCAGATACCCCTGTTATCTGTACACAGCAGCGTCTGCACACAGACGACGTGTCGGGCTTCCTGCTAAAGGGCGGCATGGGCTTGGACTTCGCGCACATCAAGGTTCCCGCCCTGGTCACGCGCGACTACATCGCCAGTCTCCCTGATGAAATCCGCGAACACGCCGAACGAGACGTTTTCGCTGCACCATCAATCATTCGTGGCGGCGTCGAATATTGGTCGTACTGGCCCGCCAAGGAAACGGTTGCCGACCTGATGGCGCTATGGGATCGAGACCCATACACCATGGTCAGCCAGTACCAGCAAGAGCCAGTGGCTCTAACTGGCGGCATGATTGATGCCGACTGGTTCAAGACCTATGAGCAGCTACCTTTTCTGGTGTGGCGAGGCGTATACGTCGATACCGCACAGAAGACGGGGGAGCAGCACGACTTCTCCGTGTTCAATCATTGCGGATTGGGAGTCGACGGCAATCTCTACGTTATTGATGTGCATCGCGGAAAATGGGATGCGGGCGATCTTGAGACTGAGGCGCTGCGTATCTGGCAAAAATGGAAGGATTGGGATCAGTTCCGGCCTGCAGCGCTTCGCTACATGCGCGTCGAGGATAAATCGTCCGGCACCGGGCTCATTCAGACTATCAGCAAGAAGGGGGCAATCCCAATAGAGCCACAGCCTCGTGGCCCGGCGGCCAACAAGGTCACGCGATGCATGGACGCTGTGCCCTGGATTAAGTCTGGACGTGTATTCGTTCCTGCAATCTTCGACGATCAGGGACGGAAGATTGAATACGTCAAGGATCACCGCGGCGAAACGGTAGCCAGCACAGACTGGGTAGCGCCTTTTCTTACCGAGGCATCGGCCTTCACAGCTGATGACAGTCACGCGTTCGACGATCAGGTGGACACCCTCTTCGATGCCGTCGCAGACATGCTTATAAACAATAGCGGCGATTTTTTCTCCGGCAACTGGCTTTAGACCCTACCCCTAACACCCCTCGAATTTAATCGGCCGAATCCGGCTGCGCTCATAAAACTCGCCCAAAGGAAAGTAAATGTCCGACCAAACGCAGCGCCTAGAGATCGCCACTGTTAGGGCGGAGATCGGAAGCAACATAACTTACCGATTCAATAACGACGCCATTGATGCGGAGCCGATACCAACTGATACCGGCAGCATCCCAAACCTGAAAAAAGTCATCAAGGTAATCGAGGATAAGGCTAGCGTCTCAAGCTCTATCTACCCGAGCACGACGGCTGGATTGGCAAACACCCCTGAAGGCGGCATGTTCCTTGTTCAATCTTCTGACGCCGATGAGATTTACGCCGTCTGGAAAAACGTTGGCGGTACAGCAGTTGATACGGGTAAGAGGTCACTTTCTGCCGCTGCGGTGATTGAGGCCACAGAAGTGGCCACTGAAGCAGCGGCTTCTGCGCAAAGATCTGCCGACGACGCAACGGTTGAGGTTGCAAGATTTCTATCTTCAAGCAATTCACTTCCAACCCAGAGGGATGATGGTCAGCCGCTTCAGGTGGGGGACAGGGTAGTACTTCTGCCGAACGGCACTGAATATATTTACCGGGCGTCTGGTTGGGCGGTGAACGACATCAGCGCAGCCCAGCAAATTGAAATTGATTCGAAGCTGTCCAAAGCTGACGCTGCAAACGCTACTGACGTGACCAAGGGCACGGCACTTATTGGCCACTCTGGCCGCGTGCTTAAGGATCGCCTTGACGACGAGATAAACATTCAAGACGTATGGGCCAAACAGGGTGGCGGTACGTCTTGGTCTGACGCAATGAACCTTGCTCTCGACCGCGCCTCATACGCGCTGAACAGCGGTCAGCGCAGCGGCATGCGGATTAAGCTACCAGGCGGTCATGATTATGACTTTGCAGACATTAGGCTGAAGTCAGGAATAGTTGTTAGCGGCGATGGTCCGAAAAACACCAGGGTTTACTGCTCAAAGCCAAATGGCACAATTTTCACTCAGTCGCCTACGGATAGGGCGAGTGGTGAATTCAAAAGCATCGGCATTGAGGGCATCTTGTTTGATGGCGGTATCGGGACTTCGGGCGCGTCAAGAGTCGCCAGTACTGCTGTAAACATTGGCGGAATGCATCATTCATGGATGCGCGATTGCCAGATGCAGAGGTTTAACGGTAAAACCATTGTTGATGATGATGCTTTCGTTGTGGATTACCTCTTCGATAACGTCATGGTCCGGGAGAATCAATTCGGCTTCCATTTGTACAACCCATACTCGACGTGCGTAGCGTTCAAGAACGTATATGCAGTAAATAACACGGTCAACTGGCGAGTTGAGAATATCGGAGAGGTCGAGTGGTGGAGTTGCAAAAATGAAAAGTCATCAGCAGAAGGCATTGGTATTTATGGCGTAAGCTGTATCGCTCGCATTTTTGGCGGCTACAGCGAGGACTGCGCGCTATCTGGTAACCGAAGCCAAATCACTGTTGATGGGGCGGCCAGCGTAGGCATGCGCGATCACTACATGAAGTACAACGCCAACACCGGTAGCGACTTGGCGCACGTAGCAATCAACGGGGCACTTAAAACTCTGATCGACGGAATGACGTTCAATTCAGATCCCGGAGCCATTGGTTACGACATAGCCGCCTCAGCTTCAAGCGCTCGAAATATATTCTTGGGAGAAAACCACCACATTGGCGTCATGTCGAGAATCTCGCCACTTGCAGAGGCCCGGTCATACGGCGCTAACGCACAGGTCGTGCGGGGGGCAACGCCGTCTGTATTCTTCCAGGATAACAACGGGTCGAGGCTATCCGCCGTTGTCGCAACGGCCGTAAACCAAGTTGACATCCAGAATGGCGCTGGCGTATCGCTTGGAACTTTCAAGGCATCCGGACTAGAAATCGGTGGGGCGTGGAACGCACCTCATTTGAACGTAAATGGATTTCACATATGGGCCGGCACCAGCAAGCTGCGCATTAAGTTTGGGGCGCCGACAAGCATAGATGACGGTTCGGCGTTCGTTCTTCAATAAAAAACGCCCACTAGAATTTGGGCGTTTGTTTTAGAATAGTTCGGGGGCGGCTATCTTTAGCCTGCTTCCGAACTCTCGAGATCCTTCCAGGGTGAAGTGCCCATCATCAAAGTACAGATAATCGCCTTTCTCTGAGATTATGTTGCACTCGTGTAATTTTCCACACTGAACATCAAGAGCGCTTTCATATTTGACGTTTTCGAACGTATTTTCATTGAAGAAGGTTTTTAATTCCTGATCGTAAGTGTACCGCCCTACGGTTTGGAAACTTCTAGAAAACTCGTTTATCGTCAATGGCGATATTTTATGAGCCTGCTGGGCGTATTTTGATATGTTTAGCGCTGTGTCCTTAAAGATCATCTTTGGACCTATGACAAAAATAGGAGCAGGGCTAATCGCTCTTATTTTGTTAATAATCTCTTTCAGACCATCCAGATTTTTGCTGCCCCAATTGTCATGCAGATAAATCGCATCTGCGGTTTTTAGTTCTGGTGTAGATAGCACATTACTAAGTTCCTGCTTGCACTCTTCCGCTTTTATTGCCCACACATAATTATTGGAAAAGTTAAAGCAGTAGAACGATGTTTCGATGAGCTTAATCTGTCCGTTAAAACCATTTTCAGTAAGCGCATATGAGAAATCATAAGCGTGGGAATTACCCACAACAGCAATCTTTTTAAGCTTGCTTGAGTCGTCGAACTGAGTTGCCTTCGTCGTCATGCCATTCCAATATCTAGACCGCTCGGCAGTCAATTGGTCCTGAGTAAGCAAGGCGTACGGGAAGCGTGCAGGGTAGCCATCCTTAAGGTACACAGCTAAAGGCAGAGCGATAGTGCAGATAAGCCCGGCCGCTGCCGCTGAGATCAATGCAGCCGGCATTGGTGTAGATCGGTGGCGGAATGCCTGTTCAACAAAGCGCCAGCTCAGATAGCCCATCAGCACGGAAGCAGCAACCAAACCTGCGGCGATCTCGGGCGTTATTTCAACTCTGGAGTAACGCAAGAAGCTGATTAGCGGCCAATGCCAAAGGTACAGGGAGTATGAAATAAGACCAACGAATACAAACGGTCGCGTTGACAGCGCTTGCGATACCAGCGTTTTCCCGAAGGTCCGAGACCCGATAATCAGGGCCGCGCCAACGCACGGGATCAGGGCGTTCACTCCAGGGAATCCAGAGCTTTTGGAAAGCAAGAAAGCTGGCAGTATGACCATCAGCAAGCCCGCGAACGCCGCTATATTGGCTGCGATGCTCGCCGTATCGATCGGTTTACGCTTAGAGAGCCAAAGGGCCAGGATAGCGCCAACCAGAAGCTCACCAGCTCGCGAAGGCAGCAAGAAATAAGTGCTGGACCATTCGCGGTGAACACCTATTTCTGCGAGAGCGAAGGACGCAGCGAGTGCCGCAGCTATTACAGCCAGGCGCCAGGCGCTGGACTTGAGCTTTATGATTAGGATCAGGGCCAGCGGCCATACGAAATAGAACTGCTCTTCAACCGAAAGCGACCAGATGTGTAGGAGTGGCATTTCTTCGGCGCTGGATGAGAAATAACCGCCCGAGTTTTTCCAGAAGAAAACGTTTGATGCAAACGCGATCGCACTCAAAGTGCTTTCAGATAGAACACTGTAGTCGCTGGGCAGATACAGGTAATAGCCAGCAGCCATCACGGCCAGCAGCACTACGTAAAGCGCTGGCAATATCCGTCGAGCCCGGCGCATGTAGAAGTCGGAGAAAGAAAAATCCCCTCTTTCCATCTGGCGCGAAATAATACTTGTTATGAGGTAGCCCGAGATAACGAAGAACACATCGACGCCGATGTATCCACCAGAAAACGCGCTAAAGCCTACGTGGTTCAGCACCACCAGCAGTACAGCAATGGCTCTCAGCCCGTCTATATCTGGCCGGTAGCTCATGTTTTTGTTGTGCATGACTTCCCTATCTCTGGGCATGCCCAGTGGCTAATTGATTTTGGCCGGGATTCTACAAGCGATTGCCCGGTGTGTCAGTGAAGTTACATAACTCGTTTTAACCGCCCGCCATCGCGCGGGCTTTTTATTGTCTGGAGAAAGCCATGCCGATCACCGAGCAGCAGTTGCTGCAGATCCTCCCGAACGCCGGCCGCCAAGCCGGCGTTTTTGTATCCGCTCTAAACGCGGCCATGAACCGGTACGCGATTGTGGGCACGGCGCGCGCCTCGGCGTTTATTGCTCAGATCGGCCACGAGTCGGGCCAGTTGCGTTACGTGCGCGAAATTTGGGGGCCTACCGCTCAGCAGCTTGGATACGAAGGCCGTGCCGATCTGGGCAACACCGTGAAGGGTGACGGCTCCAAGTACCGTGGCCGCGGCCTGATCCAGATCACCGGGCGCGCCAATTACAAAACGTGCGGCGACGCGCTGGGCCTGGACCTGGTTAATCAGCCGGAGCTGCTCGAGCAGCCGCAGCATTCAGCGATGTCGGCTGCGTGGTTCTGGTCTACGCGTGGGTTGAATACGCTGGCTGACCAGAAGGACTTTGCAAAAATCACCCGTCGCATCAACGGCGGGCTCACCGGCCAGGCCGACCGACAAGCGCTGTACGACAAAGCTCTGCAGGTGCTGGCATGACGCCGCTGCAGAAGCTCGCCGGGCTGGTGCTGCTGATCCTTGTGCTGATGGCTGGCGCTGCGGGCACCACCTGGCAGGTGCAGGAGTGGCGCATGGGCAAGAAGCTCGCCGAGCAGGCCGGTCTGCACAAGGATGATTTGGCGGCGATAACCAATGCCGCCGCCGATCAGGCCCGCACCGAGCAGGATAAGCGACTTGCCACCGAGCAGGCCCTGGCCGCCGCCGACCAACAACACACCAAGGAGTTATCCGATGCCCAGCGCAATCAAGCTCGCCTGCGTGATCAGCTTGCTACTGCTGGCGTGCGGCTGTCAGTCCTTATCGATGCAGCGGATTCAGCCGGTGGCTGCGAAGTGCCTGCCGCCCCCGGCGCCGTCGGCGTGGTTCATGCAGTCCGTCGAGCCCAACTTGACCCAGCGCATGCGCAGCGAATTGTCGCCATCACCGATGACGGGGATAACGCCATAATTGCACTGCGTGCTTGCCAAGCTTACGTCAGGGCTGTGGCCCCCGGAGTACCGTAATCTCCAAGAGCAGGCGCTGATTCTCGCGCAGCACGTTATCGCGCTGACTGGCTATCAGCTCGAGGCTTCGGACTTTTCCGTCAAGTTCGGAGTTTTCAAAGTTGTTACGAGCGATGGTGCCAAGCGCTTTTTTGAGTTCAGACTCTGCCAGCGCCTTGCCGGTGGATAGCTCGTCGCTGAGTTGGACCAGTCCGGCGATATTCTTTCTCGCCTTGCGCAGCAGCGCGTACGCCTCGGTGAGCTCTTCCTCCAGCAGAGAGCATTGGTGCTTGTACATTTCGAGAGGCGAAGGGCAGCCAAGCCACGCAGAGGTGTCTTCATCGATGTTCATGGTGGGTCAACTCAAATGCTGTATGTGCATACAGTAATCGAGGTTTGATCGTGACGCGATTTTAGGCGACGAGCTGTAGGCTATTCACCAGATGGGCCAGCAGATACGAGGTTTGCCCACTCCTGCATCATTTCGCGACGCTGCTCCAGGTACGCGGCGTGGTTGTACACATCACGAATGAAGCTGCTGTCGGCATGTGCAAGCTGGCGCTCGATCCAGTCACGGTTGTAACCGCGCCCGTTCATCTCGGTCGAGAAAAGGTGCCTAAAGCCATGGGGCGACTGCTTGCCGGTGAGGCCGCACAAGTCCATGACGTTATTGGCGTAGTTCGTTCCGATCGGCGCTGTCGGGTCGCTTCGGTTGGTGAATACGTAGCGAAGTCCGCCGGTGATGGGTAGCATGCTTTTCAACAGCTCAACGGCCTGTGCTGGCAGCGGCACGGCATGCTCACGTCGCGCCTTCATCTTTTGCGCCGGCGTTGTCCAAGTCGCGGCGTCCAGATCGATCTCAGACCATTCTGCGTGCCTGACCTCACCAGGACGTGAGGCCGTGTAGATCATCAGCATAATAGCCGACCGCAACTGATGGCCGGACACGCACTGTTGAATGGTGGCAATGGTCTTGGGAAGTTCGCTGAACGGCAAGAATGGGTGCGGCCGGTTCTGGGCGCCTTTCTCGGTGACGGCGTGCATCTCAGCTGTAGGGTTCGATTCAATGAGTCCGGTGGCGATCGCATAGCTGAACACCTGGCCCATCCTCTGCCGAACCTTTACTGCCGTGACTATAGAGCCGCGCTTTTCAATGCGCCGTATCAGGCCGATCACGTCGGCGCGCTTGATGGCGTCGATCTGCCGCCCACCAAATGCTGGAAGCACATCCAGTTCCATCAAATTGCTGATGATCCGGTAGGTGCCCGGCGATATGCTGCCCTTCCTGAATGCCAGCCACTCATCGTACACGCGGCGGAATGTCCGGCCGCCAGCCTCAATCAGTCCTGCCTTCTTCTCCTTCCTTGATTCGCGCGGGTCTACGCCGCGCGCAATGTCTTCCCGCGCCTCATCTCTGCGAGAGCGCGCTTCCTTCAGGCCCGTTTCCGGGTATGTTCCAAAAGAAATCCTTGCCTGTTTTCCAAGCCATGTGAACCGAAAGTGCCAGCTTTTGATTCCACTGTTAGCCACGTAAAGCGAAAGACCCAGGGAGTCGGGGAGGGTGTATGCCTTTTCCTTAGGCTTGGCCTGCCTGGCTGCTGTGTCCGTGAGTGCCAC